CAAGACGTGGGCACGCTCACGGTGTCGGGCCAGGCCGAGAGCTGGGCGATCCTCGAAGTGGTGCTCGGCCAGCCCGCGCAGGTGGTCCCGTGAACCAGAGCCCGTACCCGAGCCCCCTATGTTATGTAGGGTCGGCGCTGTTCCTCGGGGGGTTGTGGTTTTACCTCCCCGTCTCGGTGGGTGTGGTGGTGATCTACAGCGCCTGCCTGTGGTGCCAGTTGTGCGCGTCTAAGCAAGGCATGGACACATGCGACTGATGCTGAAAAACGGAACGCCCAACCTTCACGCCATCGTGGCGCAGAAGTTGGGGCTGTCCCTCAAGGACGCATCTGAGGTGGTAGCACTGTTCCACGATGCCATGTCCGAAGTCCTGGTGCGTCGGGGGGAGATCTTCCTACCGGGCATCGGTCGGTTGACGGTTCGGGATACTCCGGCCAGAAAACGCTACGATCCAGATCGCCAGGTGCTCCGGGAGGAACCCCCGGGGCAAACGATCAAGTTCAAGGTCTTGCCAGCGGCGCTGCGGCGCCTCAGCAAGGGCCGACAAGAACGCCCGGCATAAACCGGGCTTGCATGGGCAATGCAGCTCCCCCTCTTTCACCGGAGGGGGGGCAATTGCCCCCTCCCCCCCACACCAGCCGCCCATGCTGACAGCACTCCACAACCCCTTCGTCGCTATTGTGCCGTCGATTACGACGCCAGCACAAGGCACCCTTGCGGGCATTTTTGACCCCCAAATTTTGGCGGTGGATCTCGAAACGGCCCTCACCACCGAGTGGCACGACGAGGCCCTGATGGCTCCCCTCAGCATCGAGCACGAGGGGCGCATCGCGCATGCTCGCCTGCTGAAGAGCCCCCAGCGCAACCGGCTCACGATGTCGCAGCTCGAAGCCATGGGGTGTCGTGTGCTCGTGCAGGCGCTGATGGTCGACTGGGACAGGACACCGCACACCCCCTGGGGGAACGCCGCCCAGGCCCTCGAAGGGCTGGAGACCATGCGACACAAGCTGGTCGGCCTGGGGCTGGAGCCCACGGCGGCGTACACCACATTGCAGGGATTGCGCCTGGTGTGGAGCCTGGACGAGCCCCTAGCGCCGGCGGATTTTGAGCGCCTGGCAGCGGGTTTTTGGTGCGAACTCTACCAGCACCAGATCACCACAGACCCCCTGTTCGACTCGACTCGGGTGCAGAAGCTGCCCAAGATCTTGCGCAGCGGGGCCCCCACATGGGAGCAGCCGTGGCTGCAACTGTGCCTTGCCGACACGGGGCTTGACCCGCGGCGTATCACGTTCCGCGACCCCACCGAAGTGCGCTCGATTGCGCGGGGTACGGGCGCGATGCTTGTGCCTCCGCGGGCGCTCAGCCGCAAGACACGCACCGTCCCGGTGCCGATCAACGACAAGTTGCCCGACGCCGAGACGGCGTGGACGCTGGCCTGGAAGCCCGACGGGCGCCCGCAGCCGTGGGCACAGGAGCTGCGCAGTTACTTGTCCATGGATCTGCGCACGCGGATCTACGTGCAGCCTGAGTCTTGGGCGTCGGGAGCACGCAACACGGTGCTGGCTAGTGCGGTGGGCAGCATATGCCGCGCCGCGGTGCGCATCGAGGGGGCGAGCCCCGAAGCCGTGTACGGCCTGCTGATCCCCTTGCTCCAGCTCATGGAGCCGGACGAGGAGACCAAGAGCTGGTTCGAGATCGCGTGGTCGATGGTGGTCCGCTTCTGGGTGGCCCAGACGATCCACGAGGAGCAATTGACGCAGACCAAGAAGGAAACGGTCGCGACTCTGGTGGACAAGATCCGGAGCATATACCCGGACATGCACGGTCTCGAGGACGAGAGGGTAGAGGCGTCGATCGCGCACCGGGCCATACTGGCGCAGAGCTACGGGGTCTGCTACACGCTGGAGGCGTCGGGCGAATACTCCCCCTTCGCGATGCAGTGGGACGCGGCGGTCCGCCGTGTGATGAGCTGCCCGGTGCTGAGCCCGTTCGCTGGGCACCTCGTCAAGGACACGGGCGCTGGCCGATACTCAGACGCCGACTATCGGATGCTGCGCACACCGATTCAGGAGGTCCACTACCGGTCCTGGGGGGCCAGCGACTACGCATTCAATTCCGAGCGGGGGTGGGTGCTCACTTTGCGATGCCACCGCGTGGACGACACGATTTTGCCCGTCTACCACCACCTGGTGGACGTGTGGCTCCGCGAGCTTGCCGGGGAGTCCTGGCCGGTTTTCGAGCGGTACCTGATGTCGGTCACCAACACCCGGTACCCCACGGCGGCGTTGTCCCTGCACGGCGTGAAGCACGCCGGCAAAGGGCTACTGGCTGCGTGCCTGGCTGCCTTGTTCCGCGGCAAGGTGCCCGTGCGCGACTACGGCACCAGCGACTTTACCGCGGAGCTGCTCATCCAAAACCCGGTGTTCTTCTACGACGAGATGAAGCCCGAGGGGATGAAGACAAAACGCATTGACGGCCTGGTCCGCGAGATGAGCGTGGGGGGCACGTTCCTCGCCAACCGCAAGTACCGGGACCGGGTGACAGTCGAACTCTACCCGCGCTTCGTTTTCGCGGCGAACAACGAGGGCTTGATCGCAGCTCTCATGGGCTCCGGCGAACAGACCCGGCACGACACGCAAGCCATCGGCGAGCGGGTCATCATCCTCAAGGCTGGGGCGGGATCCCCTGGGGCGATGCGCAGACTGGAGGCCGACCACCGCGCGGAGCTGGTCCATGTGGTCACCCAGCACATGCGCTGGATGGCTGAGAGCGTGCCGGAGTGGAAGCCTGTTGAGCGGTTCCTCGTGGGAGGGAACGCGGCCAGCGAAGCATGGCTGGCCAAAGCGGGCTTGCGCTCCGCTAGTGCGCAAGCGGTCCTGCGCGTCCTGGCAGGCTGGCTCGGTGACGAGGCCATGCCGGTCCCTTGCACGATCGTGGACATGGAGTTCCGCCTGGGGCTCACGGCGATCTTCAAACGGCTGGAATACCAGAGAATCAACATCACCCACCACCAGCTTGCAAACACGCTCCGGATGGTGGATGCTGAGGCTCACAAGGCCACCAGAAACGGCGTGCCCGTGTACGTGTTACGCGTGCCCGTGGTGGTGAGGTCTTTGATTGCACAAGACATCGACCTAAACCCCAACATGGCCGTCCGCGCGGTCCTCAGAGACCATGAGCCTCACACCCTTGCCCTCTTCGAATAATAGTCTTGCCGCCCGGGGCGAGCGCAAGACGGCGTTCATTGACGGGCGGCTGCACATCAGCGCGACGCGGGTGGCCATGTGGCGCATGTGCCAGCGCAAGTGGTACCTCCAGCAGCTTGCGGGCTTGCCGAGCAAGCCCACCAAGGCCCAGATCTTCGGCACTGTGATGCACTCCCTCGTGGAGCGCGAGCTGCTGGGCAAGGACCCCTTCTGCTTGGGGTGGGACAAGGGCTTGTCGATGCCGCAGATCGAGCTGCTGCGGGAGCTGCTCAAGAACGGCATCGAGACGGGGATCATCCACGCCAGCCCGGGGCAGCTCGTGGAGTGGGACTTCCAGGTTGACTTGGACGATTACCTGGGGGTGCCCGTGCGGCTGGAGGGTCAGGTGGACCTGGTCCGGAGGGCAGAAGGCATCCTGACCATCATCGACCACAAGACGGTGGGGGATGCCAAGTGGGCCTTGAAGGCCGCGGACCTCCTGCACGACACGCAGATCACCATCTATGCAGAGGCGACGGCGCGCCAGCTAGGGTTCGAGTCAGAAGTGGGAGTAGCCCACAACCACTTCCACAAGAAAACTGGTAAGGTAACGACAACGGTCCTGCACGAGGCGCTCCTCTCCCCGGCCATGCGTGCTCGGGTCTGGCAAGACCTGCTCAAGGACGCACGGGCCATGTACGCCATGGCAATCGCCAAGGAGACAGCATGGGAGAAGATCCATGCCCCCACGCAGGTCGGTGCGTGCTCAGCTTACGGGGGGTGCGAGATGGTGCCCCTATGCACCCACGTTGAATCCCCCAAACAATACATCCTCCGCATGGCTCGTGTAGAGCAGGCGGGGGAGCAAGGCGGCAAGTTCCGGTTCGGGCCGCCCGAGATCCAGTCCCCAAGCACACCTTTTCCGATGAATAAAGACCTTTTCGCTGCATTCAAGCGCCCCGGCGGGTCGCCCTCCGCGGGACCTATCCCCACCCCCTCCAACATCAATCCCCGCCCTGAAGCGGCGAAGGTGGCCGTCCAAGCGCGGGCCGCTTCGGCCCAGGCGCAACCCGCCCAGGCACGGGAGACCAACCCCCCCTGGGCGGACCCCCGCTGCATTGCATGCAAAGGGGCGGGCGTCAACTCCCAGGGCTACCCGTGTCGCATCTGCGACGGGCGCGCTGCGCGCGGGGGACTGCCCACGTCTGCCGCTTGCCATGCGCAGGTCGTGAACGGAGTACTGGTGTGGCAGACGCCGGAGGGCGAGGCCGGGGGCGGGGCAGCGGTCGAGACCCAGCGCCTAGAGCCGGCAGCCGAACTGGCTGAGGAAGTAGACGAAGCAGAGTACTCCTTTGACGAGGAGCAAGAGCAAGAGCAAGAGCCGGAGCCGGAGCAAGAGCCGGAGCCGGAGGAAGAGCAAGAGCAGGATGCCCTGCCCCAAAACGAGCCGCTGTCAGTGGAGACGGTGAAGCAGGCGATCTTGGGGCTGCTACCCGCCGATGGAAGCGCCATCGGCAACGTGCGGTGCCGCGGGCTAGTCTCCCAAGGTCTCAGCGTCGAGCTGAGCCAAGACGACTACAACCGCGCGCGTGACATGCTTGTTGTGGAGGGCGCTCTTGAGCGCGGGAGCGGACGAGGGGGCAGCATCAAGCGCCCGACGCTGACCCCGCACGGCCTGCGCCCTGTGGCCATGTCGGGCATCGTGAATGCCGGGCCGCCTCTGGCTACTGCTCCGGTGATGTCCAAGCCCGCGCCCTCGGGCGCGATCAAGATCGAGCCCTTGACCGACGTGCGCCGGTTGGTGCCCGCCCCGAGCGCCACCCCGCCCCCGCCGGCCAAGGCGGAGGCTACGGTGCCGGAGTGGAAGCCTGTTGAGCGGCTCCACGTGGCAGGGAACGTGGCCCCGCAGGCCAAGGTGGAGGCTGCGGCGGCTACGGTGCCGTCCCAACAGCCCCCGGTGCTCTACATCGGCTGTGCCCCCGTGGGAGTCATGGAGCAAACCATGGACGAACTCTTGACCGAGACGCGCGTGGCACTCCTGGACGGCCGCCAGTTGGCGGCCTGGTGGGGCATGGACTTTTTCAAGCGTCGCGATGCCCTGGTTGCGGCGGTGGTGCAGGCCGTGCAGGCCGAACCCCGCAGTTTGGTCGCGTCCAAAACGCCCGGCCAAGAAGGGCTCGAAGTGTTGGCGGTGCTGCGAGGCATCTACGGCCAGATTGTCGAGAGCTACTGAGCCATGCAATTCAGAGCACACGCCCTGATGTCGGTAGGGTGGGAGGAGCGCGAGCGGATGCGCATCCTCGAGCTGCCCGTGCTAGGCCCCTTGGCCCCAGAAGAGGTTGAGGAAGCGTCTCGCATGGCACTGCGTGCGTCCGTGTTTGCCCAAGGCGAGCGGCTCCTGGAGCCGCAAGCCTCAATGTACTTGACCCTGCTTGAAAGCCCTCATGGGGGAGCGTTCGCGCCCGTCCCTGTGGGCTACGGCAAGTCGGGATGCGCTCTGCTGGCCGCCAAGGTGGCGATCGAGCAGGGCGCATCCCGCGTGATGATCGTCGTACCCGCCAGTGCGCTGTTTCAGTTTAGACAGATCGACGTGCCTATGTGGCGACGGATGGCGCAGCTTCCCTACCAGGTGCGCGACGTCTCATCCCCTGGCCCTCGCGCCCGAGATGCGATGTACCGCGTGGCAGCGCCGGGGGTGTACCTGTGCAGCTACCACAGTTTGAGCCGCAAGGACAGCACAGATATGCTCGAAGCCTTGCACCCGCAGATGTTGATTTTCGACGAGGCCCACCACGTCGCCCAATCGAGTGCGGTGCGCAGCAGCCGCGTGTTCGCGCGCGACGGGTTCCTCGCCCAAGCGGAGGAGAAGATGCGCCCCTGCCGGGTCATCGCCATGTCTGCCACCATCAGCGACAAGCGGCTGGGGGATTACCAACACCTCATGGCCGCGGCGCTCGGCGAGTCCTCGCCGATGCCCTTATCGAAAACGGTGCTCTACAACTGGGGCGCGTCCCTTGACGCCGCTTCCGATGGCATCGGGCAGGCGGGGCCCGCACTGCTCTCGTTGCCGGGCTGGGCCCGGACCACGTTGGGCATCAACGTCGAGTCCGGCCAGATGGGCCTGCGCCGCGCTTACAAGTTGCGCATGGTCACGGCTCCGGGCGTAATCACGATGCCGCAGCAGACGCTCAAGACCAGCGTGGAACTCGACCTCGATCGAGTGCCGATGCCGGCCGATGACCCGGGCATCCAGCAGGTGCTCGAGATGGCCACGCAAGTTGAAGCGGGCCAGACCCCGAGCGGGGATGAGATCGACAGCGAGATGCACAAGTGGCGGTACCTACGCGACCTCGCCGCGGGGCACTACCACCTGCTATACTGGCCGGAGGACGCCCCCAAGGACACGCTGGACCGCAGCAAGGCCCACTTGGACATCGTGCAGGAGTACCACCGCGAGCTGCGTGCGTACCTCAACGACCATGCTATCCTTCGCCTGGACACCCCGGCGCTGGTGGGTGCCTACTTCGCGCGGACCAAGGGCCCGGGGGTCCTGCCCGAGCACCTCTGGCCCTTGTGGGAGGCGGCGAAGGCTGCGGAGTTCCCGGGAATGCTCCAGCGCAACAGCCGCTTCGTCCGGGTCAGCTCCTACAAGGTAGATGCTGCCGTGCGGTGGGCCCAGGCCCTGCTGAAGCAGCACAAGGGCGTGTGCCCGGGAGCGCTGATCTGGTACGAGAACATCGGGACTGGGATCTGGCTAAAAGAGGCCCTTGACAAGGCAGGATTGCCGACGCTACACTGCCCGGCAGGTAAGGCGTCGAACGAAGCCATCGCCAGCCCCCAAGCCCGAACGCGCTTCGTGCTGGCGTCGATCCCTGCCCACGGGCAGAGCAAGCAACTACATGATTTCCAACACAACTACATCGTGCAGCCGCCCCGGCAGGCAAAGACGATGGAACAGATGCTTGGACGCACGCACCGCACCCGGCAAACTGCTGACAGCCTGCTTTACCCGCTATGCGTGGGTCCATCGTTTGACGATGAAGTGCTCGCAGCGTGCTTGGTTGACAGCCTGTACCAACACTTCACCTTGGGCGATCCGCGCAAGGTCATATATGGCACATGGCGCACCGCGCCGGTGCTCTACCCACCCGAGTTCCTGCATGCGCGGGGGCTCGAGTGCCGTGTACTTGATGAGCGCGAACGTCGCGCCCTGAGAGCACGCTTCCAGCCAGACCCCTGACCCCTAACCCCAGAGAAAGAGACTATGACGATCCAAAACGGAATGCGCCCCCTGCCCGGCAAACCCAACCCGGCGGTCACCCCGCAGTCGCCGGGGCGCCTGGCGCCCGCGGCGTCCCGCCCCGCGGCGCTCCGCGAAAGCCCCGCACGAGCCTTGCGGCTGTTCGACCAGGTGGATTCAGACACCCCGATCACGAAAGGGCGGTTGCCCGATCTGCGCATCGGCACCTACGTGTGCCGCATCGAATCCCACGGAAGCTTCCAGGGAGAACGGAACAGGGCCGCCACGGGCGTCCGCATGACGCTCACGGTCCTGGGTGTCGTGGCGGAACGGGACGAGACGGGGCGCTTGGTCATGCCCCAAGGGGCCCCGCCGATGGCGGTGGCCCAAGGGTTCAACCAGCCGGGGACGGAAGTGTCCTTGGTGTGGTTCACCGACAGCAACGGCTTCTTCGAGAGCGACATGAAGCGCATGTTCGTGCGTCTCGGACAGCCGGAAGAGAGCATCGACGGTGACTTCTTGTCGAGGGCCGTAGACTCCCTGGACGACAACTTCCAGCCGCTGACGAACGACGACGGCTCGCCCTGGCACACCCTCGGCGGGATGATCGTGGAAGTGACCCGCACGATCGCAATCGGCAAGAAGCCCGAGAACATGGGCCAGCCCATCTACAGCAAAGGGGGCGACCTGGTGTACCGCACGGAGTTCGAGCGCGCGTTGCGCTCGAGCGCAGATCTGGATGAGTGCAGGAGCTTCATCCCTGAGAACATCTGGAAGAAGCACCTTGAGGCCGCGTACCTGGAGCAATGCACCCTTGAAGCAGCACAAGAAGCCTGAGACACCCGCAGCCATGAGCGCCCGCGCGAAGCGCGACGTGCTCAAGCGCCAGAAGGCCGCAACGCGAAACGCTGCGATCATCTCGGCGATCGGAAAGGGCACGCCAGTGGTCCAGATTGCGAAGACCTTCGGCATCACGCCCCAAGCGGTCTACCAGCGTCGTCAGACTCTCATGCGCGGGTAGCGCATCGAGGTCCCCTTGCCTTGCCGGGCTGGCACTAATCGCCCGGCACCTACACACCCCCGTGCCTAACATCAGCGATCTCTTCGTGGCCCCTGAGACTCATCTCGTGGTGGCCCTTGACTTTGAAACCTGGCCTTTCACGGCGGGTTGCATTGCACCTCCCCCTGTATGCTTGGCGGTCGCCTGGCGCGACGAGACGGGGCAGGTGGTCGCGGAGCTGCACGGCAACCACGCACAAGACGGCATGAGGGAGCGGGTCGAACAAGTGCTGCGCGCCGAAGGCGTGCTGCTTGTGGGCGCCAAGATCGCCTACGACATGGCTGTCATCTGCGCTGCATGGCCCGAGCTGATTCCTGACGTGCTGCGCAAGTACATGTCCGGCGAAATCGAGGACGTGCAGCTCAACGAGAAGCTGCTCAACGTCTCGACCCACGGCGGTACGGACCTGCTCGAGCGCCCTGACGGGACCTGGGAGCGGCTGAGCTACAGCCTACAGGTCCTTGAGCGCACCTACATCGGGCGCGATCGGGGAGGGGAGAAGGCGGGCGACGACGCTCTGCGGATGCACTACTACCTGCGCGACGGCGAACGCGCGTCGGAGTACCCTCAAGACTGGTTCGAGTACCCCCTCCAGGACGCGGAGGGAGCGCTGCTCGTGCGCGAGGCGCAGGTGGCCCGGGACCTCGAAGGCAGGGGCAGCCTGCACTCGTGCAGGTTTCGTGCGCTGCTGGACTTCGCCTACCAGATGGTCACAGTTCGGGGGATTGCCCTGGACCAAGACTACGTGCTGGACATGGCCGAAAAGCTGGAGGCGATCACCGACATCGGGACCATGCCCGACCTCGTGGCCGCGGGGTTCCTCTTGCCAGCAGAGCCCCCGCGCCCGCACAAGAACGGCGCGGTGGACAAGGCCACGGGCGAGCCCAAGATGACCAAGGGCGTGGACGAGCAAGTCCGGGAGGGCACCCTGCGCAAGTGGGTCGGCGAATGGCTGCTCACGAACGAGCTGCCGATGCGGCTGACGGAAAAGGGCGAGGAGGTCTTCGGCACGGAGTGGCTGCACTCCGACGACGTAGAGGGTATGGCCCCAGAGGAGCGCGACGCGGCCTTGAGCTTCGCGTCGCTCGCTGCGGAGCACCTTCTCTTCGCAGCGCAAAGCCACCCGGTGATCGAGCAGTACGCACGGCGCAAGAGCGTGGCCAAGCTGTTTTCGGCCAAGTCGGGGCTGGTGCGCACGATGCTGGGCGCGGAGTGCTTGCACCCCAACTTCGACTCCGTCAAGGAGACCATGCGGGCGAGCAGCTACGGCTCGGACCACTACCCCTCGGGCAACATCCAGCAGATACCCAACGCGATCGGGGACATCGACCCCCGCCGTGCGTTCGTTGCGCGCGAGGGGTACGTGTACATCGACTGCGACTACTCGATGCTTGAGCTGTGCTCGGTGGGCCAGACCACATGGGACCTCTTCGGCCGCTCGGGTGTTGTGCGGTGTGCGCACCGCGAACTCATCAACGCGGGGGTAGACCTGCACAGTTGGTTGGGCAGCTTGTTTGCCCAACGCAAGAGCCCCGAGTTCGCCCAATACGCGCGGGCCTCGGGGGCCTCCACCCGGGAGGAGATCTACCGCCTCTTTAAGACGATGGAGAGGGGCTCTTCGGAGGAGCTGCAAAAGATCTACAAGAGGTTTCGCACCTTCGCGAAGCCCGTGGGCTTGGGCAAGCCGGGGGGCATGGGGGACAAGACCCTCGTGGAATACGCTGCGAGCATGGGCGTGTCCTTCAGCCAGAAAGAGGCCCAGGAGATGGGCTTGTACTGGCACGAGCTGTACCCCGAGATGAAGGTCTTCTTCGCTTGGGCCAACGAGCAACGGGACACCCTTAACCCCGTGCGGGGGTACTGGGCGGACGGCAAGCCCAAGGCTTCCTACGCCTACACGACACCCATGGGCGTCACCCGCCGCGGGTGTTCTTGGACCGCGCTCTGCAACGGGATAGGTATGCAGTCGCCTTCCGCTGAGGGATTCAGCCTGGCGATGGTTGCCCAACTGTGGCCGAGCATGGTGGCAGAAGAAGGGAGCCCCTTGTACGGCGGTGGCGTGGTGGCCCCGATCCACGACCAGATACTCTTCGAGACGCCTTTGGGTGGCAAGGACGGAGGGCTTGAGCGCCCCCGCTTGGCCGCGCGCGAGCTGCAACGGCTGATGGAGCAGGCGATGCAGGTGGTCTTCCCCGACGTGACTTGCCGCGCAGAGCCTGTGCTGTGCAGGAGCTGGTCCAAGGACGCAAAGCAAACTTTGAACGAGAAAGGAGAGCTGATACTATGGCAACCAAGCTAGTGACTATCATCTTCGTCAACGGCCCGCCACGCAGCGGCAAGGACGCCTTTGGGCGGAGCCTGGCGAAGAAATACCAGAGGGTGGACACCTTCAAGTTCGCCTCCCCCCTACGGGCAGCGACCGAAGCTGCCTTGGAGGCGGTGGGGGTACCGGTGGGGGACTACGAGCAGACCAAAGACACGCCCTTTGATGCCGGCACGGGTGGCACGCTCCGCCAGGCGATGATCGCCATGAGCGAGCAGTTGATAAAGCCCCTGCTTGGGCAGGGGTACCTTGGCCGCTGCGCGGCAGAGTCGGTGTTGGACTTCCTCCGCAGGGGCGAACACAGCGACCTCTACGAGGGCGCGCCGGGCACGCGAACGATCGTGTTCACCGACTCGGGCTTTGCCGCGGAGGCGGACGAGCTGCTCGGGGCGCTGCGCTGCGCACGCCCCGACACCGAGTTCCGGCCGTACGTGGTTGAGCTGCACTGCGAGGGAGGTACCTTCGAGGGGGACTCCAGGAGCGCCTGGGGAGCAACGCGAACCGACATACCCCTGTTCGTCTTCTGGGTGCCCGAGCCCAAGAACGAAGAAGCCGTCAGCCACCCGGTCAAGTGGGTGGCGGAGTATTTGAAGTTGACGGAGACCCCCTGATGCTGACCCTCATGTCTCCGAATGATGCCTGCCCGTTGTCGACCTACCTCGGCATCGACCCGGGGCTCAAGACGGCGTTTGCCCTGCTATGCCGGTCGGCCCGGTCGGCACCGAGCCTGTTGATCGGGTTCATGCCCTTCGAGTTCGGACCGAAGCTCAACGCAGCCATGGCAGGGACGGTCCGCGGGGGGGATACCCGCGGGCACACCCTGAAAGGGGTGGCGGTCGAGGCGCAAAAGATCTACCCCGGGGGCGCCACCAAAAAGCCGGAGTCGATTCTGTCTCTGGCAGTGAAGGCGGGCGCCTTGCTGCAAGCAGCCCACATGGAGTTTGGCGACGCGGCCATCCTGCATCCCATCCCCTCCCAGTGGCAGCAGAGTTCGCTGCCCAAGGTGTCCGGGCAGACCAAGATCTGCAAGGCTCTTCGGTGGCAGTTCGCGAGCAACAAACGCCACGCCTACCCCACGGGGTTCGACCCGAACGCAGTGCCAGTTGCGCTGCTCTGGGACGAGCAACCTACGAGGGCGGAGTGGTCAGACATCCTGGACGCGATCGGGATTGCCATGTGGCTCGAGCATCAGTTCCGCGCGGCAAAAACATGAACCTAAACCTTGCCCGTCTGCACCAGGCCCTGCGAACATGCGGCTTCGACCCGGACTCGGAGACGGCCCACGCCGACACTCTGCCGGGCCCGCTCCGTCAACGATCCATTGCCGGCATGGTCCCCGCCAGCTTGGTCCTGCGGCTCCTAGAGGCGATCAAGGGGTATCGGGAGGAACTCACCTCCCTCCAGCAGAGGACTTCTCCCCTCGACGCAGGTGAAGGTCAAACATCGTCGCAACCCTTGTCGAAGCCCGAAGAGACGCCGCGTCTTCCGCCATCCGCATTCCCGTACTGGTGAGCCAAGGATCGCCATCTGCCTTTCCGGTCGGCCCGCGGGTGATGATGACCGGAGAAGGGACGCCCCTATTCAAAGCGTCTTCGAACTGCGCCAGCGCGTCGTAAAACTGCGCCTTGGTCAACCGCTTTTGCTCGCTCCGGCGAGTCGGGTAGCCATGGGGGATGGGAGCGATGCGCGGGTCCATCCCCCTGTCATCTGGCCAGTACACGAGCCATTGCTTGTAGCGCCGCTTCACGACCCCGCGCCCGTCGTGCAGGTACTGCGCCCAGAAGTGGGAGTAGACCAGCTTGGTCACGGCATTCTGCACGTCCAAGTACAGGCCCGCCCGCAAGCCCCTCGAGGGCGTCAGCACGAGCAGCGCGTCATAGATCGAGTGGGCCAGGATGCGCCGCGCAATCCCCATGACCTTCTGGGGATCAAGCTCTGCGGCCACGGTCTTCCCCGCGCTCAAGCGTGCCTTCCTTCGGGTCGCGCCCCGAGCCCGCCATAGGCTCGCGCATCTTCGACACGCCTTCCATGGCTTGGAGGTCGAGAGCTTCCGTCAAGGTCCTGAACCCGTTGCGGTGGCGCTCTTTGGCCTGAGGCACCGGCATCCCCGCAGCAAGCAGTTCCTTCGCTTGGGGGTGCTCGATGGGTTTCGTCTTGCCCAAGAACATCTCAGCGCTCACCGCAAGGCCCCCATTGATCTGCGGGTTGCCCAGGGTGGCTGCGAGGATCTCGCTGATGTTCCGTTGGTGCGGGTGGATGCGCATGGCCTGGTACGTGGCGATGGCGTTGGGGCCCTCGTTGTTGGCCCCGACCTTGCCGGGCACTTGGATGCCCGCGAGCACGAGCGGCGTGCCCGAGGCCGTGGCAACGCCTAAGGCATAGCCCGTGCGCTTGTCGGAATACTGCTGCCCTTGTGGGTCGTCGATCGCGAGCCGTTCGATCTTCACCTCGATCTCCTGGCCTTCGAAGTTGTAGACCAGCGCCTGGTGCGACTGGCCCAAGCCCACGATGCTCTGCATGTCCGCCTTGATCTCCAGCCACGCCTTCTCGTCGATGCGCCCGCCGGTGATGAACATCATGAACTCGGGCACGCCGCGGTTGACGTAGAAGTCCATCTCGTACTGAGAGACGGCCTTCATCAGATCCACGCTGGCGCCGCTGGCCACCCAATCGCCGCAGCCGTACCAGCGCGAGCGGGTTGTCGGGTGGCGAAGGTTGATGATCTCGCTGGAGTAATTGCCGTCCTTGTTATCCCTGCGGGCCAAGTGGCCGTGCGCGCGAGTGTGCTCCTCGGTCTCGCCGAATGCGGGGTAGACCGCCTGCGAGCCTGACACGGGGAACGCGTGGGTGCCGCCGTGCGCGTAGGACAGCAGGTACTTGCCCTCGTAGACGCGCACGATCTTCGAGATGGTGACGGCCTGCACGTAGTGGACGCCCACGATCTTGGAGGTTTTCGAGGGCCCCTCGCGCACGACCTCGATGAAGCCATCGCCGACCGTGAAGTAGTCGTCCACGGCCTGGTCGAGCACGGTCTGCCAGTTGTGTACTGCCAGGGGGTTCAGGGCGTCGTAGATTTCCTCGTCCGCGTGCCCGTGCCCTACCGCGGAGGTCACCGCGGTGCGGAGGCAGTTCGCTGCATACTCGTTGTCGTAGCTCATCTGCCGGGCCACCCCCCGGTTGATCGGCTCCTCGACGATATCGCCAATGAGGTCCCCGAAAAGCTCGTCCGTCATGCCCGAGGCGGGCACGCCAGACCCGTCCTCGGATGCGGCCTGGATTTCGTGCAGCCCGCTGAGCAGGGATTTGATCTCTACCCTCCGCGCCTGTGCCAAGGGCGAGGTGTCGAAGATCGCCCCTAACTGGCGCGGGACACGGAAGGACTGGGGGGTCTTCGACTGCTGGTCGGGCGTTGCCATTTGTAGATAAAAACAGACCGGGGGATTGTGCCGCCTATCGCGTCCTGGCTATTCTAGCCCCATGCTGCCCAACAAAGCCACCCGGCGCGTCAAGAAGGCGCGCGTGCTGATGGTCTCCCTCGTGCCCCGGGGGAAGAACGAGCTGAACTCCCGGCTTGTTCTGGCCGATGGCGACCCCGACCACGCCACGCTGGAACTGGTCTTTGCGTCCCGCGGCGAGGAGCACGGCAGCGGAGAGCTTGAGGTCTACGCCTTGGCGATCCTGCCCGACGTCGCGACCCCCCTCATGGGACGAGACAAGCCGAGCGTGATTGCCGGCGCAGAAGCCGTCAAGGAGATGGTCGACACGTTCGGCCAAGGGGGCTTCAAGATCGACTTGCAACACAACTTCGTCCAGGTCCCTGCGTCAAAGGCATACTTGACCCAGAGCCTGGTCGTCCAAGCGGGAGATGCCCGCTTTTCCGGGATCCTGAACAACGCCTCCGGCCAGCCTGTGGACTCCACGGGCGGGTGGGGGCTGGTCATCCGGGTTCCCGACCCCGACCTTGCCGCGAAGTACCGCTCTGGTGAGTGGGACGGCGTTTCCATGTACGGCTTCCTTCATCTGGAAGAGCCTGTCCTGGCCTCGAAAGACATGACCCCCGAAGAAATCAAAGAACTCATCGCCCAGGCGTTCGCTGCGCGTGCCGCTGCCCTGCCTGCCCCCCCGGTTCCGATTGTGGCTGAGGCGCCGCCCCTCGACCCCAACAGCCCCAAGGCCCTGCGTGAGCGTGCGCGCCACGCGCGACGCGAAGCCATCGTGGCCCGCTTGGATGCTGACCCGGAGAATCCGGAAACGCTCGAAGAGGTGGCCGCCGAACTCGAAGCCCTCGACGCTCCCGCACCGCGCAAACCCGCGGCCTCAAGTGCGGGCGAAGGTCCGGCTCGAGTGGGCGCTATCGCCCAGGGCCGACTGCCCGTGCCTGCGATCGTAGTGTTCCCGGGGGACCTCGTGCTTGCCTCGGACTCGTTCGGTCCTGACCAAGATGCGCAACTCGACCGTGCGGGACTGGCATACGGCCAGCTCATGCTGAAGGAACTGCGCGAAGACCGCGCAGAACGAAAACTCAACCTCCGCTGAAAACTGAGGAACAACCATGGCCATCCAACCGAAAGAACTCTACTCCGCCGCGCAGACCACTTCCTTCTCGTTGCGGATGCACCCCCATCCCGACGGCACCAAACCGGCCCTGTTTTTCGCAGGCACCGCGTTGCTGCCCGTAGGGACGCCGCTGGTCAAGGACTCCAGCGCCAGCCAACTGCGCGCGTGGGCTGACGCCGACACCACGACCAACGCCATCGTCGCGTTCGTCTACCCCCTCGCGGTCCAACTTGTGGCGGGTGCGGAAGTCATCCACACCGTGATGCTCAAGGGCACGCTGCACGTCGACGACATCCCCACTCCTGCCGCCCAGACTCGCGCCACCCTGCTCACCGCATTGGCCACCCAGACGGTCCTCAACTCATTCCTCATCGAGGGGGTCCAACAAGCGGGCGTCTGATAGCCTGCTGGACACAACAAAATGCCGACACTCATTCCCGCAAACCTTCGCACCACGGCTCTTACGCCCGTAGTGAACGAAGAGCCCCCGGTGCCGAATTTCTTGCGCACGCTGCTGTTCAGCCGGGCCTCGGAGGTCCTCCTGACCACCGAGCAGATCAAGATCGAGCGCCTCGTCAAGACGCGCCGGCTGGCCCCCTTCGTCACGCGCGGATCTGCTTCGCTGATGGTTGGAGGCATCACGGAAAAGGCAGAGTACGTTGATGGGCCTTACATCAGCATCAACACGCCGCTTGAGCCTTGGTCCTTGATCGGGGCCCCGACGGTCATGCAGACGGAGCTGTACCCCAGCGACGACGCCATGAACCGCCAGATCCGTCGGCGCATCCGGCAAACGCTGGATGTACTCACCCAATCGGTGGATGACCGCGAGGAGTGGATGATTGCCCAGCTCCTCACCGGAACCATCTCCTACTCGTCGATTGGTAACGACGCCTTCACCATTACGTTTCCTCGCCCTGCGGCGAACAACGTCACGTTGTCGGTATTCTGGGATCAAGCGGTGAGCGGTGGCCTCGTGGGCAACGGCATCCCCACGAACATCAAGAGCTTTCAGACCATCATCTTCAACGCGGTGCAACGCAACGCGACGGACGTGATCCTGGGTTCGGAGGCCACTACCCACTTCCAGAGTTCCCCGTACCTTCTGGACCAAGGCACCAAGCTGGTGTCGAACAGCCTTCTGTCCTTCGGGCAGAACCAGTCGCTCGTCAGCCTGTTCCAGACGAGCGGTGCGCGCTACCTGGGCGACCTGTTCGGCATCCGGTTCTGGTCGTACACCCGGACCTTCATCAACGATGCAGGTGTTGAAACCGCCTTCATCCGTCCCAAGTACGCTGAAGTGGTGACCGCCAACCTCTTCGACGAGAACGTCTTTTACTACGGCGCAATCGCCGACTGGGACAACATGCTCCGCAGTTCGGGCGGCATCCGGAGCGCGGGCCTGGCCCCGACCCGGCGCTTCGCCAAGGCGGAGTTGCTCAAGGACCCGAGCGTGTACAAGGCGATGCTCCAGACCGCGCCTCTCCCCGTGGCCCGCCGGGCCAACGCCTACCTATCCGCAAAGGTCGTCTCAGGCTGATGCCCACAACCTCCGGTTTTTCAAACCGACGCTAGCTTCCACAGGCTGGGACAACCTAGACCCCGACGAGCCCCCTCGCCGGGGTCTTTTTCTTTTGCCTCCGGATCGGGTTGGAGGTACAAGAGAAGCCCCTGAAACCCCTTCCCCCAACCCCACACCCCCAATGACAAAGTACTTCATCATGCCCGGGCACTCCATCCTGCACCAGAGCGAGGTTCTGGCGGCAGGGACGGTGATCTCCGAGGACATCACGTCCAAGAAAAACCTTGCCGACATGCTCGAACAAGGGCGCATCGGGGTGTACTCCGAGCACGAGGAGGTCCGCAGCAAAGTGCAATCCGCACGCGACAACGAAGCGGCGTTGACTGGCACCGACCCTGCAAGCAAGCAGGCCAAAGCCAAAGACCAAGCCTCCAAGAAGCCCAAGGCCAAGAGCCCGTGGCAGCACAACCCCCAGGGCCTCGCGGACCGCTCGCTGGCCGAAATGCAGGCGATCATCAAGGGGCAGATGGCCTCGCAAGGCGTCGTAGAATACGACCTGCCCGCCACCCACGAAGAAGCGGTTTCCATCCTTTCGGCCGACTACCAGGACTGATTTCCCATGCCCCTACCCCCCGGACTCAACACGTTTCAGATCGCTGGCATTTTGGCCAACTACGCGTCGAGCGCGGGGGAAGCGGTGAAGAACCTGGCCATCAAGGCGGTGTCGTCCTGGCAGGGGCAGCCGATCCCCGAGCACGACCTCAACCTGGCCTTGGCGAATGCCTTGGCCTTGCTGGACACCGCGCGGACGTGGGTTAGCCACTGCCACGAATCCGCCATTGCGGGCCTAGCCCCGCCGCAGAAGCAAGAGCGGCTCGTTGGCATGAACGTGAGTGCCATCGTGAACTATGGCAACAACGTCTGCTTCAGCGACGTCATGCGCATGCACGATGCGTGGATCAGCCAGGGCAACGGGCCTTCAGGGCTCGGCAAAGCAGGCGCTTGGGACGACACCACGAACCCCATCGCGATCAACTCCGAGGGCTACCCCACGGTGCTCGGACCGACGACCGATGGTCCCTACCAGCAGGTCGCGTTGACACTGCTCATGCACGACTCCAACGGGGGCTTCCCCGCAGGCGCATACACCCTACTCTGGGAGGGCGCTGCGACGTGGGCTATCCGCCAAGGGGGCGGAGTGCTTTCCAACACCACGCCCGGCCGGGCGGTGTTGACTCTCGCCGAGCCTATCAACGGAGGCATCGGTCTGGCGCTGACCAGCATGGACCCCGCCAACCCCCTGCGCAATCTCCGGCTGATCCTGCCGGGCATGGAGTTCACCTACCAGACCCAGCCCTTCAACCCGGCGTGGCTGGCGATGAACGCGCCGTTCTCGTGGTTGCGCACCATGGACTGGCAGCGGACGAACAACTCGCCGTTGACCCACTGGGCGGACAGCGAGTCCGAAACCCGGCTGGGGTACGGGACCGCGAAGGGTGTCCCGCCCAAGTTCCTGGTGGACCTCTCCAAGGCCACGGGCAAGCCGGTGTGGGTCTGCATCCCCCACCTCGCCACAGACGCGTACGTCACGAGCTTTGCGACGTACTTGCGCGACGGCAACCCCGGAGCGCGGTGGATGGTCGAGTACACCAACGAGTGTTGGAACGGCCAGTTTCAGCAGGCGCAGTATGCGGTAGCTCAGGCCCAAGCGGCGGGTATCCCAGGCCCCGAGTTCACGGCCAGCCAGAACTGGTACGCTCGCCGCGCGCGCCAAGTGTTTCAGATCTTTTCCGTGGTCTTCGGGCAAGGGTACGCGTCCCAAATCGAGCGCGTCCTTTCGGGCCAGAACACGGGCGCCGAGTCGGCAAATATGATCCTGCCGTTCGAGTCCGCCCACCTGAGTGCCACGCACTGGTCAACGGCCCCCTACTTCGGGTCGTTCCTAATCAACGAGGCGAGTTGGGCGGCCACCTTGGCTAACCTCTCGGCGGCACAGGTCGTGGAGCAGTGCAGAGCGCAGGTCGCGGGCACCGCTGGCGGCAACCTGCCTGGGGTGGTAGCAGCCAGCGCAGCCGCGGCCGCCACCTACAACTTGAAGTACGTCACCTACGAGGGGGGCAACCATGCCTTCAACCTCGTGGGCCAGGCGGCCAACCTGGAACTCACGGCGCTGCTCACCGCTGCCGATAGCATGGGGACGATGGGGAACTGCTATACGGAGTACCTCCAGATGCTGGACGACAACGGGTGTACAGCCCTGACCCACTACCACGACTGTCAGAAGTCAAGCAACTTCGGGTCGTGGGGAGCGAAAAGGTACATCACGCAGACAGATGCCGTGAAGTACAACGCCTTGGTGGGATGGGTGCAGCAATCGTTCAGCGCGCAGACGGCTGCGCTGTACCATGACAGCCAAAACGCCCGCACCACGGGCATGGAAGCGTTCATCCGCAGGACCCGCAACGTTTGAACCTACCCGTCTTCCAGACGCTCGAGGAACTCCGGTCGGGCTTGCGCTTGTCCGGGATCGAAGGCAAGGAAACGGACGCCCATGCGATCCTGTCCAACGCCATCGGCATCGCCAAAGCGCGGCTCGCAAGCTACCTCGGCGTCCCGCGCGTCGTGGAGCTTGCGGCCATGACCCCCGACCCCGCGGGGTTGTCCGAGGGGGGCATTCTGCGCTCCTTGGCTGCGATCCAGGAGGGCAGGCTCGTGCGCATCGAGATCCTCAAGACGCTGCCGGTGATGCTCTTGGACACATCTCCTGCCGCGCGCAGCGCATGGAACCAGGAATCGATCCTCAAGACGCCTGACCTGTGGACGCTCATTGAAGACCTGGAGCGCGAGGTCTTCGGCAACTGGTCTCTACTGGCGGGCTCTGAGGTGCTGGGAGTGCCCGTGCCCGCCTACCGCTCCGCAGTCATCGGTCGCCTCAAGGGCTCTCCGCCCTACACTGCGGGCGATTCGCTTCTCCCCTTCTGGCCCTACATCTCCTCCGAGCCCCCCGTATGAACCGCTGGTACCCCACTGGCCTGATTGGAGTGCTCGAGAGCACCACAAGCCTCCAAGGCGACGTGCGCGCTGCCCTGGTGACAGCGGGCACGGTCTACAACAGCACGCACACGGCGATGGCGGACCTGGCTTCGTCCGAGCTGCTGGCGACCAACTACGTGCGGGCGCAAACCGCGCTTGAGGTCGGCGTGCTCGGCAACTTCGTGTCCGTGTTCTTGTCTGCTCCCGCGGTGTGGGCAACACTGGGAGGGGCGACCAACTCCAACATCGGCGCGGTGGTGTTCTTCCTGCGCACGGGCTCGAATGACACCTTGAACCCCCTGCTGTTTTGGATCGACCAGACCCAGGGCTACCCCAACTTCCCGCTCTTGTCTGACGGGGCGGATTTCACTCTCAAAGCCCCCCTGTCCGCGGGCGGCCTGATCCGCGCGCCGTACTAACATGCCGCTCACTGCTGTCAACCTCGGCGCGTTCCCGGACGACGGTTCGGGCGACGCCCTCCGCACAGGCGGAGCGATCATCAATGCCAACTTTGACTTGCTGGGGGCGAAGGCGGTCATCTTCGCCAGCACGTTGGATCTCAGCGGTGGCGTGCGTCTCCAGCCGGAGACCACGCTTGTGGGCACGCTCAACATCGCACTGCCGGGCGCTCTTGAGCCTGGTGCGCGGTGCATCATGCGGCTGCGCGCGGGTCTCATCACCTTGCCGCCCCGGTGCATCCTGATTCGGGGCAACTACATGCCCGACAGGCTGAACACCATCGTCTTCGAAGCGCTCGAGGGTAACTCGGCCGCGAACGGTACGGTGACGTGCTCGATCTTCTCCAGCGTGCCCACGACGGTCACGGGTCTCTACTACAGGCAGGACGCGACGACGCAAGCCAACCTGTGGGGCGATTGGGGTTTGTTCATCAACACGCCTGCGGCAACCCCCGCAACGGCAGCGCAGTATTCGAGGCTGAACTTGCTCGAAGCCCAGGGGCGCGCGTCAGACAAGCACTTTTACTTCCGCCTCAAGTACGCCGACGGCACCAACATCGAGTGGCGGCAGTGGAGCAACCCGCTGAACCACTACAGCAAGGTGCTCGGCTACACGCCCATCCTGGGCACGGGGCAGATCGCGGGCTTTGGGGGCTTGAGCCGATCGCCCAGCCCCTTCCTCTACATGACAGCGCTCCCCGGAGTGGCGGACGGCAACGTCGTGTTGCGAGGAACCTTGGGCGGCACCAAGTTCGAGCTACCCGGAAGTGAGGGGCAGCCCGGGTTGACCCTTGCCAACAAGCTGGCCGAGCTTTCAATCTTCACGCCATGACCGACTCAACCCAGTTTCTAGGACTGGCCTCCGGCCTGCCCTTCGACACCCAAGAGATTCGGGGTGCGATGCTCGCGCCGTACGAGTTCGAAATGTGGCTGTGCGGCGGGCAGTCCAACTCCGCCGGGGCCCAGCTCCCCACGGTTGCTGAGATGCTGCCGGGGGGCAACTTCGCCCCGGTACCCAACCTGTTCATGGTTGAGGGAGAGGGCACCATCGTTGGCGCTCGAGCGGGGCACCACTTCGGGCCCATCCCCGGCGGCAACTTCTCGATAGGTGGGGTGAGTGCGTTCTGGGAGTTCTGCCGCTTGCGAGCGCAGATGTACCCTGAGCGAAAGATTTTGATGTGCTCGGCTGCGCTCGGGGGCACCAAGCTCGTCAACGCCCAGTGGGACGTTCCGCCCGCGACCTTGGGCGCCAACATCGCGAAGCTGCGGGGGATGCTTTCAACGGTCCTCAACAACTCGACAATCAAGGTCCACGTAGGTGGCGTGTGGTGGCAAGGGCACGAGTCGGATGGTTTCGCAGGCGAAACCAAGGCGACCTATAAGGCGCGTTACCTGGCCATGCGCACGTACCTGATTGACGGCCTCTCGGACGTATCCGGGCCGCTGGACGATCGCCCCTGGATGCTGGCCAGCTTCCACGACGATTGGATCGCCAACGGCGTTGCGCCGAACATCCTTGCCCCCGTCGACCCGGGTGTTCCCGCCGCGAACATGCGTGTGATCCACGAAGCGATCACCGAGATGTGCAGGGAGCAGACGAACTTCTATTACGTGCCGAGCAACGGCCTCGTGCTGTTCGACACGATTCACTGGGACGCAGTTTCACAACGGCGCCTTGGCCGCAGGCTGTTCCGCGCGGTCAACCGCGCCCAGGCCGAGCTGCGTGGCAACCTGGAGTTTCGCGGGACTTGGGCCCCCAACGGGAACACGCCCCCGTCCTTCCCCGCCAACGCGCGCAAGGGGGACTTCTACACCGCGACCGCCCAGACGCTCGCGGGCTTGCCTGTGGACGGGTTAGAGGTCCTCGCCGGCGACATCCTCCTCGCCCTCGTGGACAACCCGCGCACCGACCTGTACGCAAACCAGTGGCTTAAGATCCGGACCAGCAACGTCGAGTTCACGAGCAAGACGCTGGTTTCCGCAGGCGCCTTCCAAGTCAACCTCCAAAACACGGCACTGTTCGGCGGCCTTGGGACCTTCGCAGGCTACGGCATCCTGGACGTCATCTCCCCGTCTCATACATGGGCGCACGCTTTCGGCCGCTCGCTCGGGGCGGGCCTCCTTTTCGGGGCGAGCAACTACCCGACGGGCACCGACGCTTGGACGGTTTTTGCCCTGCGCGCCGGGGTCTTCCAGATGATTATGGACCTCCAAGCCTCGCCGGCGGGAGATCCTACGTACCGCATGCTGGTCCACCACACAGCCAGCGGGGCAGCGTTCACGCTGTTCAGCGCGGACAAGAACAACATCGAAGCGACCTTCAACCAAGCGGGCTGGGCTGCGGGGTTGCAGGTCTCCCGCGCGTCAGACACCTTCCCCACTTTCCTGCGTGGGCGCGCCAAGGTCGACATCGCTACCGACAACACCACGAACCGCACGACCGTGCGCACCAATCCCACGAACGTGGAGGTCCACTCGGGCGCCACGGGGGGCGACGGCACCAAGATCGCGACCGTGCTTTCCAACGGGGACATGGAGCTGCACGTAGTAGGCCGGGGCATCATCCTCGCCTCGCCAGACGGCACCCGGTACAAGGCCACTATGGTTAATGGCGGCACCTGGGCAATCGCTCCGGCCTGATTGTAGATAAAAGACTGCCACGTGCTTGTTCCCCCTACCCCCCGATGCCTACACTGATCCTCAGCCCGCTCGCCACCTCCTTGGAGGTACTGCCGCCCTCTCTCGTGGGTGGGCAGGGGATCGAGACGACCTACGAGCTGATCCACAACGCTCTTTCCACTATCATCGCTTCGGTGCCCTTCTACGTTTTGGAGACGCAGGCCAACGGCAACGTGCGGGTGGGGCCCGAAACATCCCAACCCACGGTCTACTACAACGAGATCGCCTCGGCTTTCGGGCCCTCCCGAAACAGGACCTCGTTGATGCGCGAGCCCATCGTACGCCAGTGGCAGATTCTCCTCGAGTTCGCCACACGCGTCACCATCGAGCCCCTTGAGCTGGCCTTGTGCTTGAGGGTGCCCACGATCCCAGGCATCGCATCCATCAAGAGCAGCCCGCTGTTTGTCCAGATCGTGAAGTCCGAAGTCGAGCATCCCCGCGAAGAGCAATCCCCCCAAGGAACCTTCGCTCGCGTCCTAGTCGAAGTTTCCTCCGCCCGTTCCGCGAACCCCGTATAACCCATGTCTACGCTCCTCCCGGCCTTCGGCCAACAATCCCCGACGGCCATCAACCTTGGTCGAGGCAGAGCCTATGCCGGGGCCCTAACGGCCACAGGCGCGCTCGCCCCCTCTGGTTGGCGGTTCCTCGCCAACATGACGGCTCTCAACCTGACGCCCACGGTGGAGACCCTGGCGCGCCCCAACTACACCGCGGCCTTGAAGGTGATCGACGCCCGCATCCCTTTGTCGAACGAGTGGGCGCTGGGGTTCACCCTAGACGAGCTGAACATGGAGAACCTGGCCGAGTTTGCGCTCGGTACCTCTACCTCGTACGTGCTCCCGCTGAACCTCCCCGTGTCTGCCGTGACCATCAGCACCTCGCTGGTCAAGGGCTACGTCTACCAGACCTTCACCTCTGCCGGCGTCCACCTGCGCAGCTTCACCGGCGTGCAGGTGGCTGGCGCTCCCCTCACAGGGCAGTACCAGCTCCTCGTGGAGATGGGGGACGGCGTGGCCCCGGCTCTTTTCGGCACGGCGGTGCCCCTGGTCCTCGGCACGTCCTACACATTCGACGCCGCGCGCGGTTTCATCACCATCCTTGCGAATGGTGCAGCCGTCACCGGTCGGCCGCTGCGTTGGAGTTACACGCTGAACGCCACCCCGGGCATCTTGGCCGGAAACGCCTACCGCGTGCTCGGGCAGACCCGCTCGAGCTGGGAGATGGCGCTGTTCTTTGTCGCCGAGAACCCGGCCAACAACGACCGGCTGTGGAACTTGCAAGTCCACAAGACCCGGATGGTGCCGGACGGGGACTTGGCGCTCATCGGGGACGACCTGACCACGATGGCCTTCACGGGCACCGTCGAGCGCAACACGATCCTGGGCTCGATCGCTTCGCCCTTCTTCCACTTCGAAGGCTGGGATCAAGTCTGATCCGTGCCCCTGATGCTTTGAATGCAGGGCCTCCGGCGCTACCATTGCGTCGGAGGCCCTTTTCCTAGACCCGCCCACACCCACACCCACACACCCATGAACAAGCTGCCCGAGTTCAAGACCACATTTATCGAGCGAGAGGTCGCAGGCGCGAACCTGCGGTTCTACCCCGCCCGTTTCAAGACCATCCAGCGGCTGCGTGCCGAGGGGGGTGCGCTGCTCTCCGCGGTCATGCAAATCACGGCTCCGGACGCGGACCCCGGGGGGTCCGAAACCATCGAGAACACCGACACGCACAACGGCGTGCACCAGGTAGTCAGCAAGATCTCCCCGATCCCGCTGGCGGTGCTTGAGCACCAGGAGCAGAAGCGCATCGATGCGGCCAAAGCCGTGTTCGATGCGTTCACGGACGAAAGCGCCCGTGCGCTGATCTTCTCCCTCTTGCTGGATTCCCTGCGGCTGGCCGAGGATGAGCACAACATTGAGCGCCTCGCTGAGACGGAGGTGCCCACGATTTTCGCCATGCTCGCTGGATGGGCGGAAGCCCAAGTCGGCATCCCTTTCGTCCAACAGGGGCTCGCGCGACTCCACGCAATGCGCGAAAAACAGCAATCCGCCCCGACGCAATCCTCCAAGACGGGGCCGAGTGGTTCGGGCTCCTCGACTCCATCAACACCCTCATCCGCAACGGGTACTCCCTCACCGACGTTGGAGGACTGACGCTCGACGACATCTCGCAAGCCGTAGCCAGCATGGAGAGGTTGCGGTGCAGAGAACTACTGGACATGTCACAAGCCTGTGGCTTGCCCTACATGGAGGCAAAAGACGCCAGCACCTTCACTCGGACCCTGCGCGCGCAATCCGAGCCGTGGGTGCCCCCGGACGCATCTAAAAGCAAGAAACCCCTCGACCTGCCGTCCTCTGAGGACATCCAACGTCGCCTTGGTGTGAACGTCTCCTGACATGGCATTCAATCAGCACGGGCTTGACTACACGATCAAGGTCAAGGACGCTTTCAGCGCGGCGACTGCGAAGTTCCGTGCCGATATCGAGGAGGCACGAGCGGCATTCGCTGCCCTGAAAGTGGAGATGGCAGCGGGGGTCTTGGGATCCCCGCAAGATGCCTCTGTCCGCGCAAAAACCGCAAACGCGGATCTGGTTGCAGCCAAGGCCGACCTGGCAGAACAAGGGCGCGCGCGCCGGCGCGAGGTGGACAAGGAGTTCACCCGCGCTCTGAAGGAGGAGGCCAACGACCGCAAGCGGATCCACCGCGAATTCGAGCGGTCGCTTTCCGAAGAGCTGCGCGCCCAGAAAGCAGCCGGCCGTTCGAAGGCCCAGGTAGTCCAAACCCAGGCCAAGGCGCAGGTAAAAGCTGCCAAGGAGGTGACCGCGGCGGAACGCGAAGCGGGTCGGGCCGAGGCAGCCCGCATGCGCAGTCTGCCCGGCGGGGGAAGGGATCCGGCGGATGTCGCACTTCGGCGCGCGGACAACGCTGCGTTCGAGCGCGAGGTGGATCTCGAGGTCGGCGTCCAAGGGTTGGACCTAGCGAAGCGGTCTAATGCGCAAGTTGCGCTTCGAGCTCAAGCGGAAGCCCGGGTCCGCACCCTGCTTGCCCAGCAGGTTATTGAGCAGCGCAAGGCGCAGCTCCTCAGCGCTCAAGGGCTGGGCAGCGACGGCCTCAAAGACGAGGAAGCCGTTCGACGTTCCATTGTCCGGCTGCTTGAGCGCACGCGCCGAGAGACGGAGCGCCTGCGGCAGCTCGAAGCCCAAGGGCTGGGCAGCGACGGCCTCAAAGACCAAGAGGCAACTCGCCGTACCATTGTCCGGCTGCTTGAGCGCACGCGCAGGGAGACGGAGCGCCTGCGGCAGCTCCAAGCCGAAGGGCTAGGCAGCGACGGCCTCAGAGACGAAGAAGCGGCTCGCCGCTCCATCGCCAAACTGCTTGAGCGCACGCGCAGGGAGACGCAGCGCCTGCGGCAGCTCGAAGCCCAAGGCTTGGGGGCCAACGGCCTCACGGCACAGGCAGAGGCCGCGCGGCGCGTGGCTTCTGCTTTGCGCCAAGCGCGAGTGGAGCAGGAGCGCATGGCCCTCCTGCGCGGCCAGCAGTTGTCCCCCACGGGTCGGACTCCTGGCCAAGCCGCGGCGTTGTCCGTTCAGCGTGCCCTCGCTGCCCAGCGGGAAGCTGTGGCGGAGATCAGCCTGCGCCGACAACAGGGCCTTGCGGTCAGCCCTGAACTCTTGAATCGGGCCTCGGGCAGTATCCTGCGCATGAACAGGGGGCTCGCGCAGACCAACAACCTGGTGGGGCGCCTTGGCCCTTCGCTCCAGCGCGTTGCGGCAGCGATCTTGGTCTTCGGCACCCTCCGCCTGGCGGTTCAAGGTTTCCAGGCACTGGTGCGTGAGTCGGTCACGTTCAACACGCTTCTCGAGCGCGCAGAGATCTCGTCGGCGGGCCTGATCCTGAGCGCCACGCAGCTCCGAGACGTGTGGGGGCAGGCGCTGACCCCGGCTGCGTCTTTCGGTCCCGCATTGGCTCTCGCCTCCAAACAATCCAAGGGGCTGCGCCAGGACGCGCTGGACACCGCGGCCTCGTTCAACGAGCTGCTCAGTGCCTTGCAAGTCTCGATTGCGCCGGGCCTTTCGCAGGGCTTGGGCCTGAACGAAATCCGCCGAGTGACGGTGCTCATCAGCCAAGCTGCGACCGCTTTGGGGTTGCAGCAGAACCAGCTCGCCGAAGAAATCCGCTCGATCCTCCAGGGCACGATCAACATCCGCAACACGCGGATTGCTGCGGCGCTCAACCTGACGAACAGCCAGGTCCGTTCCGCGCAGGAACAGGGCCGGTTGTATGAGTTCCTCACCGAACGCCTGGGGGCTTTCGGGCTCACTGCGGATCGGGTGGCTGGGTCGGTGTCGGGTTTGGGTCGGCGTATCTCGGACATCTTCCAGCAGGTCGCAGGCGAAGCGGGAGCGGGCGCGTTCGAGGAACTGCGCACGACCATGCAGGCGGTGTTCGACACCCTGCGCGGGACGGGCTCCAGCCTCACCAACCCCCAGGCAGTTTCCTCGCTATTGCCGATCTTCGAGTCCCTCTCCAGGATCCTGCGCGATGTGCGCTCGGGCATCGAGGACATCGACTTCTCCCGGTTCCAAGATTTTGTAGAGGACATCGGCGGGCTGCTTGAGACGACGTTCAAGCTCGGCACAGCCTTCTTCAAAGGACTGGCCAAAGCGATTGCCGACTTCGGAGCCATTGCGAGTCTCGGGGGAGGCAGCTTTGAGGGGCTTGCCCAGCTCGCGGGGACTTTTACAGGCTTGGCATTGACTTTCGGCCCGGTCCTCGCAGGTGTGGGGGCCCTAGCAGGGGTTTTGAGGCGGCTGAGAACCGTGTTCACGACACTGCGGGTGGCTGGGGCGGGGATGTTCGCTGCTGTGCGTGTTGGCGCCGGGGCCACTCTGGGGCCGATCGGTCTTGTGATATCCGCGGCCTTCGCCCTGTACACGGTCTTCGACCTTGTGCGATCGGCTATTGGGTCCGTGCCTGAGGCTGTGCAGGCTTCGGTCCTGTCTGCCGACAAGCTCAAGGAGTCCTTTGGCAACCTGGACCTCAACCTCGAGGCCCCGCAGTCGCTGGTGCGCAGCGGGCTCGCGGATCTTGAGGAGGTGCTGAGCAACACAGTTCAAGAGCTTCAAAAAGCGGCTGTGGCTTTGGAGGTTGCGAGGCGGGGCCGGGAGACCGGGACGATCACCGACGAGACCACTACCCAGTCGGTTGATTCCGAGTTTTCCGTTCAGCGCGAC